GTGCAAGACTAAAAATCTGTTTATAGAATAGCTTCACAGCGGACCCTCAGCGTCCCCGAAGCTCCGGAAAAGGAGTGAGGACGCATGGCTGCTGACGGTCATCTTAATTTTGATACGAAAATAAACACCAGCGGCTTTAAGAAAGGCACGGCAAAGCTGGGAGACCAGCTGGGGGCTCTCAAATCACAGCTCAAAGGCGTTGCCGCTGCTGCTGCCGCTGCATTCAGCGTAAAGCAGATCTCTGGCTGGGCAAAGGAATGCAAAGAGGCCTATCTTGTGCAGCTGGAGGCAGAGTCCCGGCTGGAGCAGGTGCTGAGGAATACTACAGGTGCAACTCAGGAGCAGATCCAGTCCGTAAAGGACTGGGCTTCTGAGCTTCAAAGAGTAGGAGTCATCGGCGACGAGATCACCATGTCCGGTTTGCAGGAGCTGGGGACATACATCGAGAATGTTGACTCCCTCAAGACCATGGCCGGCGTGCTGGACGATATGCTGGCGCAGCAGTACGGACTCAACGCCACCGCTGAGAGCGCTGTCACGATCTCCACTATGCTGGGCAAGGTGCTGGAGGGTCAGACCTCAGCGCTTTCCAGGTACGGTTACAGCTTTACTGAGGCACAGGAGCAGCTTCTGAAATTCGGCACGGAGGAGCAGCGTGTCGCAACTCTTGCAGATGTCGTGGAGGCTTCTGTTGGCGGCATGAACGAGGCTCTTGCCAAGACTCCAGCCGGGCAGCTCCAGCAGGTGAAGAACGACATCGGGGATGTGAAGGAGCTCTTCGGCCAGACCGTAACCAACATCGAGGCCATGTTCCTGCCAGCTCTGAGAAACCTGACCGCATCACTTTCGGCTGTGGCTGCAAAGGCTGTGGAGGTATCTCAGGCGCTTGCAGCTGCCTTCGGGGTGGAGCTGGACAATACCTCTGCTGTCACCTCCGGCATATCTGCTGGAGTAGAGGCACAGGAGGAGCTCACCGCAGCTGTGGAGGAGACCGCAAAGGCACAGGAAGGCACTCTTGCAGCCTTCGACCAGCTCAATACTATCTCCGCAGGTGCAGACTCAGGAAGCTCTGAGCCTGCCGGGACTGCTGCTGTATCTGCTGTTATAGATCCGGAGCAGGCTGAGAAGGAAGTGAAGAAGCTCCCTGAGCGCCTGGAACGTCTTCTAGAGCCTATCAAGCTGGCGTGGGATGCTAACTCGCCGGAGCTCATCAGCAAGGCTCAGAGGGCAGCTGAGAGCCTGAGAGGGATTTTCGGCTCTGTGGGTGACAGTCTGCAAGAGGTCTGGACGAATGGCAGCGGCGAGCGACTTGTGGGGAATATCCTCATCGGCTTCACTGATGTACTCACGGTCATCGGAGATGTTGGTGACGCTCTGAGGGCGGCCTGGGACGACGGCGGAGCCGGAACAGCTCTGGTGCAGTCCTATTTTGACCGCTGGAATAGTCTGCTGGAGCTTATCCACGCAGTTTCTGAGGCGGCTTCCACAGCCTGGAACGCCGGTGCCGGTCAGGAGATATTCAGCAATATCCTGGCTATCATCACCAATATCAACGACATCTGGGCTAACCTCCGCACTTCCTTCACGGAAGCCTGGACGGAGAATGACCGGGGAGTTCGGATATTCTCCGGACTTTTCGATATTATCAACAGTATCCTTGGAACAGGGAAAAAGCTCACGGCTTCGATAGCAGGCTGGGCGGCAGATGTGGACTTCGGGCCGCTGCTGGACTCTCTGGGCGGACTTCTTGAAGCGGTCAAGCCCTTTGCTGACAACGTAGGCGACGGGCTGCTGTGGCTGCTGGAAAATGTTCTGGAGCTCTTTGCAAGCTGGACTATAGAGGACGTTGTTCCGACATTTCTAGACCTGCTAAGCTCTGCAATAGGAACTCTTAATACAGTTCTTGAGACTCTCAAACCGCTGGGTCAATGGCTGTGGGATAAATTCCTCAAGCCGATAGCTTCATTCACCGGCGGAGTGATAGTTTCTGTTCTGGAGGGGCTCTCCGCAGCCCTTGACAAGATCTCAGGCTGGATAACGAGGCATCAGGGCATCGTACAGGCGTTCGCTGTTATACTTGGCTCCATGGCCGCTGCTTTCGGCATCGTAGCCGGGGCTGTGTCTGCTTTTTCAGCAGTCGCTACTGCTGCGACAGTCGTCGCAAGCGGTCTCACAGCAGCATTTACAGCACTGACTTCGCCGATCGGCCTCGTGACTCTTGCTATCGGTGCGGTTATTGCGATAGGAGCTCTGCTGATAACGCACTGGGACGAGGTCAAGGCCTTTGCGATAGGCGTCTGGGAGGAGATCGAGCAGACCCTCTGGAGCTTCTTCGACGGAGTCGTGGAGATATTTACCGGAGTGGGCGACTTCCTTGCAGCGATCTGGGCTGGCATCAAGACAGTGTGGGAGGTCGCTGCGGAGTGGTTTAGGTCCCTGTTCGTCAATGCCTGGAACAATATCAAGGGAGCCTGGAGCAGTGCAAAGAGCTGGTTTTCTGATCTGTGGAACGGTATCAAGGCTATATTCTCTTCTGTAGGCGGCTGGTTCCGTGACCGTTTCAGAGAGGCCTGGGACAATATCACTGGTATTTTCTCCGCAGCCGGCGGCTGGTTTGCTGACCGCTGGGGCGATATAACCTCCGCCTTTTCTGCGGCAGGGACGTGGTTTGCAGATAAGTTCCGCAGCGCTTGGGGCAGCATCAAGCAGGCTTTCTCAGTTTCCAGTATCGCTGAGTATTTCGGCAGGATCTGGGGAGCAATAACAGGTGTATTCAGCCACGTTACAGACTGGTTTAGAGATAAGTTCTCCGCAGCATGGCAGGCGGTCAAGGACGTGTTCAGCCGGGGCGGAGTTATTTTCGAGGGCATAGCAGATAGTATATCCAGCGTATTTATCGGAGTTGTCAACAGCCTCATCGACGGCATCAACTGGGTGATCGCTCAGCCCTTCGAGGGTATCAACTGGGCTCTGGACGGCATCCGTGATGTGGAGATCATGGGCTGGTATCCTTTCGACTGGCTGCCTAATATTGACATCCCGGAGATACCTCATCTTGCACAGGGTACAGTCGTACCTGCTAACTACGGAGAGTTCCTGGCTGTCCTGGGTGATAACAAGCGAGAGCAGGAGGTCGTTTCGCCAGTCAGCACGATGAAAAAGGCGCTGCTGGAGGCTCTGGCTGAGGCAGGAGGTACGGGTCCGAAGGAGATCGTGCTTTATACTTATCTCTACCCGAACAGCAGCTACTTCCACCGTGAAGTTGTCAAGGTGGTAAACGATGACAAGCAAAGGAGGGGCGGATAATGCCGTTATTCCCGATAAAACGAATAGGCAGCCTGGATATGCGTCCGCTGCTCCAGCCGGTAAAGGACGGATACAAGGTCAGCAAGAGTGATCTGTATTCCGACAGTTCCAGGAGGACAGCTGAGACCGGATCCATGCTGCTCTACCCTATACGCAAGAATGTCTACTCCATTGAGGTCAGCTATTACGGCACAGCTGAGCAGATCGCAGCGGTGGACGCAGCCATGAACGGCTCGTCCACTTATCTTGTGGAATTCCTGGACAGCGGAACATATGTGGAGAAGACGATGTATTTCTCCGACCGCACCAAGGAAACTACGATCATTATCGACGGTGTGCAGTATGAGAGGCTGTCCTTCAGCTTGATCGAGGTGTGATATGTACAGTGTTTCTAATGATTACCTAGAGGCTGTAGCCTCGCAGAATAAGCAGCATATCCTTGGCCATATCTCATACATGGGAGGCAGTTCAGATATTTCCGCAGATGATATCCTCGACGTAAGCTACGACAAGCAGTGCGTGGAAAACGCAGACTGTTTCGGCTTCGGCCAGTTGTACACCGGTACTGTAGATGTTGCTATAAGTGTAAGCCGGTTTTCTGCGGAGCAGCTCCGCAATGGCACGATCCGCCTGGAATTCGGCATGACGCTGGCTTCCGGCACTGTCGAGTGGCTCCCCCTAGGAAAGTGGACTATCACAGACCCCCAGCGCAGCGCAGAGGGCGTGCTGACTATCCGGGGAGTCGACTGCACGGCAAAGCTGGACGTGCCTATCCCGGACAGCTACGTCGGCACGGTGTACCTCTCCGGCATGATGCGCAGGGTGACGGAGCTCACCGGCGTGGAGTTTGCGCAGACCCCCGAGGAGGTCATGGCTATCGTCGGCGAGACTGACGGCTATGAGCCTTGGGGCAGCTCCTTCCCGGCCACCTGCCGGGCTGCGGTGGTCGCAATAGCGCAGTACATCGGCGGCATCGCCTACGCAGACAGACAGGGCAAGATCGCATTCAGGCGGTTTGGCAGCAGCACTGTGCTGACTATCCCGGCGGCTCTCCGTCACAGCATACGCCTGGGCGAGTACAGCTGCGGAGTGCGAGGTGTGGGCTATACAGACCAGTACGGCTACACATACATCTCACAGATCCCCGGCGAGACTGTGGGAGCTGAGCTGGTGCCTACGATCTCGGACAACCCATTTGTATGGGACACCTACCGGGAGGACTACCGTGACCAGCAGTACGCCTTCGGGCTGCACTATGCGGCGCTGGGGCTGGCTCAGCTGCCGGACTGGGTGCCGGGCGAGGTAGACTACTACGGCGACCCGGCGCTGGATCTTGGCGACCTGGTGCGGCTCACCGACGGGATCAACGGTAGAAATGCGGCACTGTTTTTGATCACGTCCGATAGTTGGCAGTTTAGAGGCCCCCAGAAGCTGATCTCAGCCGGCGCAGGAGAGTCAAGCGTGGGCGGAGGCAGCTCCTCAGCCACGTCCTCGGTGATCACCACGATCAACCTGACCAAGACCCTGACGGCGGTGGAGCTGCTGAGCTACGAGGGCGAGCTGTTTCCCCGGCTGCGGACTGTGGCCAGGGGCGGATTTGCAGTAAGGTCTGAGACAGTGATCTTTGTGGAGCTCACGGCAAATCTCACCGGCGAGGGCGACGTTAAAGTCCACGTCCTCTACGACGGAGTGAAGCAGACCGTCCACAGCCGGGAGACTGCTCCGGAGCGCTCCACAGTGAGCTACAGCGTGCAGCTCACTGCACAGCAGGGCATACACACTATCGAGGTGGAGGCCTCCGGGAATGCCGTACTGGAGCGCATCACGGCGCTGGTCTGGGGACAGGACATCACGGCGGTGCAGCCGGAGTACAGCAGCGAGAGCGATTATGAATACACGGTGTCCGACGGGGCAACGATCGACCTCTATGTCGGCAGGAGCACCATGCCCCAGATCCCCGACAGCCTGGGCGGAGCGCCCGTCCGGGTCATCGGCAGCAGCAGCTTCACCGACTCCGCCGTGGAGTGCGTGTATATCCCCGACGGGGTCGAGGTCATTGAGTAAAGGAGTGATATGCTATGGCAATAACTGGCACAGGAACAGCAGCAGATCCGTATACATTTGACCCTACGGGTATGACCCCCGATGATGTGTGGACAAATCTTAAAGGTTGTTTGGCTAAATCAGGAGTCTCAGACGAGGAATCGTGGAAGTATTGTAGCCTTCCTGAAAATTATGTTCTCGATTTCAACGATATTCATGACACTATTGATAACATTCCGATAAATATAAATATTGTTATCGGTAATGGGTTTACCATTAAGAATTTAAGTTCGGAATGGAATATCTTTATATTCGGAAACCGTTGGCCTCATAAATTGTAT